ATGAAAAATAAATTAGCTGTTTTAAAAGCTCGCTCTCAACGTCTTGCTCTAGTTGCTACTGGTGTTGTTGCTTCTGCCTCTGCTTCTGCTGCTGAGGGTGATTCAATGATCACTCAATTGTTCGCACAAGTTTCCACTGAAGCGGCTGTTGCGGTTGCTGCTGTTGCTGCTCTTGGCCTAGTTATCATCGGTATTAAGATGGGTGAAAAAGGTATTGGTGTAGCTAAGCGTAATATCTCTAAGATCTAATCTAGATGGCTGGCGCACTTGTCACACTAAGTTTTGCCATAGTTGCTTTAATCGGCGCTATGGCGGCTTATGTTCTAGCTGATCAAATTTTCAAATGATAATTGATTATTGGATTATTGTTAGCAATTAATTAACGGCCTTTTGGTCGTTTTTTTATATTCACCGAAATTTATGTGTGTTTAAAGATGAATCTAAAATCATTATTTTTTCTGCTTGTATCACTTCTATTATTTTCCGCTAATTCAAATTCTACTCTAGACGAAGAATGTCCGGGCGGTTATCAGAATGCTACTCAGTATGGTGGCAATACTTCCACTTCTAGACCTGATCTTTACTTAGCTAGTATTGAAGAACTGAAAGCTAGTGTTACTGATGGAACTATTTATTCTGCTGATTGCGAAGAATATACGGAGGGTAAGTTTAATTGCTCTACCTTTTTTGTTGCTGGTGATGATTGCGATCAGGGCGGTGATGGTGGTGGTGGAGGTGATAGCGGTGGTGGTAGTGGCGGCAGTGGTGGAAGTAGTAATGGTGGCGAATCACAATGCTCTACAGGAATTGACGACGATCCTAGCACATTGCAGTTTAATGAGTGTACTGGTGAAAATATTAATACAGATCTGAATCCAAACTCAGACCGCTCAAAGGATGAAAAGGATTGCGGCATAGGCAAGAAAAAAAATTCTTTAGGTCAATGCGAATCTATACCTGATGGCTGTGGTTATATGAATAATCAATATTCTTGCGTCGAGGATGATAAAAATTGTGGCACATATACAGACCTAGAGGGTAATACAGTTCAGGGTTGTTTTGATCCTGAGCCTAATATAGAAGATCCTGATGCACCAGGCCCAAATACAGATTCAGATTCAAATACAGATTCAAATACAGATTCAAATACAGATTCAAATACAGATTCAAATACAGATTCAAATACAGAAAATGATAAGGTTGATCTTTCTAGGGTTGAAAAGAAACTAGATAGACTTAATGATTCTGTGAAAAATTCTGATACGAATAATATTAATAAATTAAATCAAATCAAAGATTCTGTTGATGAATCTTCTAGTAAAAATAGTTCTAAGTTGGATGAGGTTGTTGATTCTGTCGATACTGTAAACGAGTCCATACAAGATGGTTTTGAGCGTCTTCTAGCTGAATGTGAGGAGGGGGATTCTAGACCCGTCTGTGCTGATGTTGATACCACTGAATATTGCTCTGATGGTGTTACGCCAAAAGGTCCAAATAATAATGTTCCTGACGTCTGCCCTTTAGCTTGTCCTGATGGTTCTATTATTCGTTTAGGTGAAGGCTGTCCTGATACCGATAATTCTCCAGCTCTTCCAGAAATTTCCTATACGCCCTCTCCTGATCTCACAGGGTTTTATACTCCTGAATTTCCTAATGGTTTTTCTGATGTTTGGTCTAGGAATGAGGCTTCAATAATGAATTCAGCTTTGATGAATTCCGTCACTGAGTGGGACGTTGAAATATCTGGTTCTCTTGATCTTGGCTTTGGCGAGGTCTGTTTGGATTTTGGTATTGCTAATTTTGGTTGTTATCAGGTAACTATTCCTGATTTTGTAATAGCATTTTTAAGAGCAATATTACTTTTTACCTGTGCTATCTATTGCCGTCAAATTGTTACAGGGGGTTAATTATGAATGATGTTTTTGCTTGGTTTAAATCTATCTGGGAAGGTTTTGTTGATTTTCTTTACAGGTTGCTATTAACCGTTTTTGATTTTTTAAAGGATTTTCTTTGGTGGATTTTAGACAGTTTATTTTCTGCCATAGTTCTAGTTCTTGATTCTGTCAGTCTTAGTTTAAATACATTTAGTCCCCTTACTTATATTGACGGCATTCCTGAAAGCACTAAATATTTCATGGTTGCCGTTGGTTTTAATGAGTGCATGGGAATGTTAGTGGCTGCAATTTCTATAAGAATATTATTAAGAATGATCCCGTTTGTTAGATTGGGTGGATAAAAAAAACTGTTCAAAAAATATACTAAAATCGAGTTCTCTTCTCTCTGATACTAGGGCAAGGGTTTTTAAAAACGGCTCTCACACGCTTACCCGTAAAGCCTCAGAGCATCAAAAAAAATAATGGAAAAATAATTATGATAAATGCAATTGTTGGGCGAACTCGAAGTGGTAAAAGTTATGAAGCAGTTAGATATAATGCTATCGAGCAACTTAAAAAAAATAGAATGGTTGTTACAAATTTAAGTCTCAATATTGATAGGATTTGCGCGGTTTATGGTGAACACCTTAGGGATTTAATTGTTGTTGTTGAATCCGATTTTTCGGATTTCACTGGAAAGCCTACCGATCATTATTTTTCAACGCCAGATCACTTTATTCGACACACTTGGAAGAATGATAATAATCAAGGCCCTTATTTTATTATTGACGAGGCTCACTTTGTTTTTGGTGAAGGCTGCACTTCAGAAGTAAAAAAGTTTTTAGCAATGCACGGTCACTATGGCTTTGATATTTTACTGCTCACTCAAGATGTGAGTCAGTTAGATAAAGTTGTTAGAAAAATGCCTGATATTGCTATCAGGACAATCAAGCTTGGTATTGTTGGTAATGACAAACAATATAAGAGAAAAGTATATTCTTCATGTCAGTTTAGAAATGCTGAGTTCATTTCTGAGGAAACAAGAGATTATGACCCCGCGTATTTTGATTTTTACAGCTCGCATACCTTGTCCTCTAGTTCTGTTACTGAAACTAAGCTAGAAGATCTTAAAGGCGGTGGTTTCTTTCCTAACAAAAAACCTATCATATTTGTTTTAGGTTTTGCGGTTCTGCTTCTCATATTCATATTCAATCGCATGTTTTCTACCAGTCCCGTTGAAGTTCCAGAGGCTAAAGTTGTACCTGTTGAAAATCCCTCTATTCAATCGACTCACATTCCTTCTAATAATAACCCTGCTAATTTAAAACCCAATTCTAATCCTGTCCCAAGTCCTGCCCCAGTTGCAGCACCACAGCCTAGTGATTTTGATCTTGAACGCCATCCCTTTGATAAAGTCAGCCTTCATATCGTAGGCCGCTCTAAAATAGTTGGAAATGGTCGTTACATTGATAGCTTAGAAATTTCAGCCTCTAAACGTAATAGAGTTATTTTCGATATTGATTCCAATGATCTTTTTAAGGCTGGTTATGATGTCGAGGTTTATTCAGATTGCAGCGCTAGAATTACTTACAATGAATATGAGGATTTTTTGGTTTGCGACTCCCCCGATCGTTCGGAAGGCGGATCTAATTCTGTAACTAGAAAACTTTCATTAGCAGACTAACCCGCTTTTATTCCGCAGGAATGATCAACCTCTTTTGATCTTAGCTACCAATGTTTTCTTATAGCGCTCATAACTCTAATGGGCGCATATTTAGATATTAAATTACTTCCTCATAGCCCTGATCAACGTCTTTTTATCTTTTTGATAGCAAAAAACCTTTTTTTTCTGGAGATTAATGTTATCTTGGTAGCATATTAACGATTTAAACTAACCCAGGGACATCAAAATGACATCAAAAACGCTAACTTTAAGGCTTAACGGTAATACTTCTAGTCATAATGAGGCTCTAAAGTCTTTGGAATATATAAAAAAGACTTGGAATCTTAAAACTGACACAAGCGCTATAGTGATGTGGCTTCAAATGGCACAGCATAAGACAGAATCAAAATATGAATTAGAATGTGATTTAGAAGCTTTACAAGCTGACTATAATGAACTCAAAGAGCTTCTTTCTGAAAAAATATTACTTGAAAATAAAATTAAGGGATTTTTAAATGATTAAAATAATTGGATATGACTTTACCGATAGCAAAACAAATCCAAGTCCTGTTTTGCTCAATGATGATACTTGTAGAATTTATTGCTTAGGTGTTGAAGATGATTCTTTTGTCTGGTCATATGATATTGAGCCATCAGATTTTATATTAATGAGCTCTTTGAAGTCTCCAACATTAGCCCCTTACATGATTAACTATTTAATGATCGAAGAGGTTAAAGATTTTTCTTGGTTTGGTTCAATTCCTGAAATGCCGTTTATTATCGATGATAGCTATGAGTCAAAAGTTAGATATAAAAAGATATTTGGTAGAGACTTTGATCATGACGGCATTTTTATTTCGAGAGGTTTTTGTTCTGAATTATTTTTCAAAGATACATCCTTTCTTGACGATAATTCTTTCGGACTTAAAGGCACCGCTTCAAGATTTAATAGATTGATGGCAAAAAAAATGATGGCGAAATGAAGCGAATAGCTTTTTATTGGTAGTCCTGATTAGGAGTTTGGCGACGCTAAAGTACGTAGTATGCCTTGTAAGCCTCACAATCAGTCAAACAGAATCTTTACCCTGTTTGAGCTTATTTTTTGGTGAATTGATTAGGAGTTTGGCGACGCTAAAGTACGTAGTATGCCTTGTAAGCCTCACAATCAGTCAAACAGAATCTTTACCCTGTTTGAGCTTATTTTGTGGTGAATATGGTGCGCCGAGGAGTTGAGGGGCCCCGCTTGCGGGGATACAACCCGCAGGGGTTGAACATACTTAATGTTCTACTCTTGTGCGGTGGAGCGCAGTTATTCGATTTCTGACAGTAGTTCGTCTGGTGTTTTGTTTAAAAAATGAGCAGCTTTTTCAAGCATGTTTATATTTAGTTTTTCGATTTTACCGCTTTCAATTCTCGATATTGTAGCCCTTGTGGTTCCTGCTGCCTCTGCTAGCTCTTGTCCTTCTAAACCTTTATTTCTTAAGTATTTTATTAATTTCAATGCTTTCATATTGATTTCTTAGTTATTTGAGTGTTACATTTACGTAACATCTTCACGGATAATGGAATAATGATAGATAAGCTTGAACTAAGGATACCGTTTAAAGACGAAAAGTGCATCTTTGCACCTGATCGCTCTAGCGCTGTCTTACCTTCGTTTGATGAATATATATTGCATGATGGCTTAGAAACTCGCAGCACTCGCTCTAGGGATGATTGCGGCTCTATTGCGTCCTCTTACGAAACCCACTCTTACGAATCATTAGCCAGCTCTTTCTCTGGTGTTGCTTTTTGCGTCATGTCTAAAGGTAACGGTGGCTATCCTTTCCCGCATGTGATGCTTAAATGTTCACCAGCTAAAATTTTGCAAGGGCACAATGTTTTTGGTTTTGAAGATCCAAAGGTTGGATTTTTGGAAATGCTAGCAACTTTGTTAGATTCATACCCGACTTTGTTTAATGATCTCGATGTTCTTCGCTCTGAATTAATGCAAATTGATTGCACTTACTTTGCTAGATTTGAAAATCAACATCTTGCAGAACAATGTATCAAAGCGTTATCAACTACTTCTAACGGTCAAATTAAATCTAGGTCTAGTTTTGAAACTTCTGTTTATTGGAATACGTTTGGTGGTAGTGCTGGCCGTTCTGGCGGTTCCCATATTGTTCGTGTCGCTTATTTAAAGTTACCCGAACTACTTAATGAAATATCTGATTTAGAAAAAATAAAGAAAAAGAAAAACTTCAAATTGCTTGATAAAAAATTCCAAAAACGAACACTAGACAGGTTGAAATCGCTTTACTCAGTAAAGGATTATTGCACTGGAATGGTAAGATTCGAGGGGAGAATCAAAGCAAGAAAATTAAGGGACTGTGGCATACCCACAAACATGCTTAAATTTATTAAATATTGCTCAGATCGTGAGAAAAGTACGATCCAAGATTTATGGCATTTAGCATTCGATAAAATATTCGAAGCATTTGAAGGTTTAACGATTATGAAAACAGATGATAAAACAATTCTAGCTCAGATTGAAAAGTGCTTGGTCACTGTAAGTTCCAATGGTCGAGTTAATCGACGTCGTGCTAATTCTGCGCGTGGCTTTTATTTTGAATTGAAATCTATGGGTTATCAGTTTGTAAAAGATAACACTCCTCCTAGAACATTTTATGATCGTGTTACTTCACTTTTAGAGTGCGGTTTGAATAAAGCATTCATCCAGTCAATTGAAAATAATGATGAAAATGTAGTTCCTTTGATTCGTGAAATCACTATCAATTTTGGAAATCAAACCCCTGATAATTATCAAATTCCAGATCTCCGCATGGCGGCGGGCCTAGATGCTTCGATGTTAAATAATATTACTAATAAAACTGAAAGACCTCAGTTAAGGATCGTATAACATGTCTGCAAAATTACCTGAATCTCTAGCAATTGTTTTTGAGTGTGTTTCTGGTCATGACCAAGTTCATGAGAAAACATTTGGTGAAAAGACAAATTACTCTCAAGATTTGTTTGTCCACACTGGTGGTGCCTTCCCTGAACGTGTTCGTGTCGGCATTGAAAAGGATAAGCCTTTTACCATTGGCAAATATTATCTAAAGCCTTCCGCCATTGTTCGCGGCAAATATGACAAACCTGATTTAAGTCCTTTTGATCTACATGATCATCTGGCTCCACTTGTGTAATGGCTCTTTGTGCCTCGATTGATACAAATGGATATGTAAAATCAAATACAATTCCGGTCAACGAATGTACTGGGGTTGTTTTGGTATCACCTGCTGAATACTCAATGAATTATTTAGCAAGTGGTCACACTGTGGATGATTACATGCTGGCTTTCTCTGGAACCTTCATTGTGATCTTCTCTTTGGCCTTTGCTGGTTTTAAAATTAGAACCGCAACTAACTTTATAAAAATGATTTAGGATTAATTATGAAAAATAAATTAGCTGTTTTAAAAGCTCGCTCTC